TGCCTGCTTGACCGAAATCATGGTAGATTGTGAGTTCAAATGAAAAGTTTATCCAGAGAACAAATGATGGAATCTTTAGGTACTGTTGGTGAAAAATTAGTAGCTAACTACTTAAGCAAAAATCATCAAGTAGAAATTTCTCCATTTAAATTTGACAAAGAAAAAGATATGTTGGTTGATGGTATGAAAGTTGAAGTTAAGACTCAAGCTCCTTTGTTTAAAATGAATTGTTTTACAATTCAACCCAATCAATTATACAAATGTAAAAATTCTCAAGTTTTAATGTTTGTTTCAGCACCACATCCTAATCCAAAATTACGACATAAAACTGCTGGATGGATTTATCAAATTCTTAATGGAGAATTTGAATATAAATCTTGGAAAGATAGTTCTGGTGAACCTAGAATTTTAATACCTATTGACCAAAAAGCTCTAATACCTTTAGTTAAAGTTACTGATGAAGAAGCACTTGAGTTACAACGATTCGTATATACTAAATTTTAATTATGGCAGACCTATTCAAAGAGGTTATACCCTCAATTTTAAAAACTAAAAAGAATGTTTTGCAAGATGAATTTGATGTAAAGGAATACAAGAAGCAAGCATTTATGGTTAATCGTGCTTTGGCGTATCACATGGACTGTGTTCTATATGCCAATGAGATGAACCTTCACTCCGACTTGGATGGAGATATGCAATATTCATATCTTCTAAATACCATAAGGTCGATGAAACGGGACTACCAACCGTGGCAGAAAGCATCGACCGATAAAGATATAGAATGCGTGAAGCAATACTTTGGATATTCTAATGAAAGAGCCAAAGAAGTTCTCCGTATTCTCAATGAAGAACAAATCGCTGAAATAAAAGCAAAAACAAATAAAGGCGGAGTGAACAAGTAATGATTTCAATTATTGATTTAGTTGAAGTTACATTGGGTGAAAAAGATGATTTTCTTAAAGTTCGTGAAACACTAACCCGTATAGGTGTAGCTTCCAAAAAGGACAGAATTCTCTACCAATCTTGCCATATTCTACATAAGCAAGGTAAGTATTATATCGTACATTTCAAAGAACTCTTTGCTTTGGATGGTAAACCAACTGACATTTCCGAAAATGATTTATCTCGTAGGAATGCCATCGCTAAACTATTATCCGATTGGGGACTGGTAAAAATTGTTAATACCAGACAAATTGAGGAACCTCCTCCTATCTTCCTATCACAGATTAAGATACTTTCCCACAAAGAAAAAGACGATTGGGAATTGACACCCAAATATAATATTGGTAAAAAACCAGGTGCCTATTGACAAACTAGTATAAATACTAGTATACTTATGGTGTGGTGCTCATCTGAGGCCACAGTTTTATTTGACTAACTCGCTTAATTAAGGAGAAATCTATGACAAGCACAAATCTATTATTTCCACAATGGACTTCATTGTCCAAATCTTTAGACCCTTTCACCGTTGGTTTTGATGATGTATTAGACCAAATCCGTGATATCTCTGAAACCGTAGCCAAAGCAACGCCTGGTTATCCTCCATATAATATCAAGCAAGTAAAAGAAAACAAGTATGTCATTGAAATGGCAGTTGCTGGCTTTGCTAAAACTGATATTGAAGTTACTTTAGAAGGTAATAAATTGGTAATCAAAGGTGCTGTAGTTGATAGTTCCGATGATAAAGATAGTTATATCTACAAAGGTATTGCTAATCGTAATTTTAGTCGTGCCTTTACTCTTGCCGACAAGGTAGAGATTAAAGATGCCGAAATTGCCAATGGTATGCTCAAAGTATGGTTAGAGAATATGGTAAAAGTTCAAGACGCTGTTAAGAAAATTACCGTAAAATCCAAAGATGACTAATTGGTGGCCTGTTACCGATGAGGAATGGGAACAATTGAACTACCCACTTGGTAGATAATACAGGGGGCTATTGACAGCCCCCTTCTTTTGAGTTATAATTATATCATGAAAAACTGGAACAAAACTAAACCCTCTCGACCTGGTTATACCACAACTGGTGGTAAAGCCGTTCTCAAAAAAGTTCGTTCAAAGACGAACCAAGACATCTATTATACCTACTCAAATTGGGCAACCAATGAGATTGAAGGTATCACTTTTATTCCTGTGGTTAAAACTATACCTACTGGTGAAACACAGGTGATCCATTATATGCGTAAAGATAATTTGGAGTATGTGAAATGAGTAAATTAACTGAACTTCAAACTTTATCAAATCAAAAATATTTGTTTAACCCAAAAAATAAAGAACACGTTTTTTTATTAAAACAATTTTTACAAAATTGTAAATGGGGTAAACCTTGTCCATTTCTTTTAGAAGAACCATATCTAACTATACCTGATATGATAAAAGACAAATATATTAAATATCAATTGGGGGTAGAATGAACTGGTTAAAATATTCTGGATGTAATATTATAATAAAGTTGAATCCGTTTCATTGGCGACTTTCTTGTTCATACAATAGAACCAATGAGGCGTGGGAACAAGACGCTTTATTGATTGAATTGTTACCTATTACAATTAGACTTTGGATAGATGACGGAAGTTGGTAATGAAAGATAAGTTTATCCGTGCTTACATGGATGTGGCTCAAAGATTTTCTGAGTTATCTTCCGCCAAACGATTACAGGTTGGTGCCATTGTGGTAAAAGATGACCGAATTATTAGTATTGGTTACAATGGTATGCCAAGTGGTTGGGATAATAACTGTGAAGATTACATTCAGTTATCAGACGATACCATAACTACTAAAACCAAACCTGAGGTGATTCATGCAGAGGCCAATGCCATCGCTAAGTTGGCCAAAGGTAACGAATCTGGAGATGGTTCCACCATGTTCCTAACCCATGCTCCGTGTATAGACTGTGCTAAACAGATGTATGCTATGGGTGTTAAAACGGTATATTACCGTGATTCCTATAAGTCCGATGAGGGCTTGACATTCTTAGAAAAATGTAGTATAATGGTATCTAAAGTAAAGTAATAGTTTCACCAGGTGAAATAAATGAGTATCATAAATATGCTTTGTATTGGGTCAATTTACTAAGGAGAGAGGCCCCAAATGCAGCTAAGTATAGTTGGTTGTCCCGATAAAAAGCGTTTTAGACCGTTTGTAAAACGTGCTGCTCAGTTTTTTGCAAAAGAATTGATATCTGAAAAAATGTTGGAAAACATTTATGTTCGGATAAAGTTTAGTAAAAATATACCTGCTTATGGTTATGCTTCGGTTGAAGAATATAACAATAGTGGTAAGCCAAGAGAATTTGAAATTGAGTTACATTCTGGCATTTCAGCTTATGATATTCTCAAAACTTTGGCGCATGAATTTGTTCATGTTAAACAATATGTTTATGGTGAAACCAATGAGAAATTAACTCGTTGGAAAGGTGAAAGAGTTGATTCCGATACAGTTGATTATTGGGTTCAACCTTGGGAAATAGAAGCACACGGATATGAAGCCGGTTTATTTACCAAATTTGCTATTAAAGAAAAACTTTGGGAAGTATTTAAAGGTGTCAGTAATCCAGATTCAGAAATTGAAACAGAACCTTTGGGATGGAAAGAAGATGACACAGAAGGATACTTTGAACAAAGCCTACGGGAACATTCCTAAAGAAGTAGGTTTTTGTTCCAACATCATGGATTTTCTACCCACATTTCGTGGAATAAAATACTATTATTACAAATTAATTAGGAGAGTATTATGAAAAAGAAAACTACTCCTCAACCACGAAACTACCTTGTCAAATTGGCATTGTTTCGTAAAGCAGGAGTTCATCGTAAGAGTAACAAAGCAGTAAGGCGTTTAGAGAAATCAAAAAAAAGTGGTTATAGTAAAGTGTATTTTGGTATATTTTGCTATAATCATTGACAATAATGTATGAATAATATATATTATTAAATATGCGGTGTGTAATAGTACGATGTGAGATTCCCTCTTATATTATCTGTGCAAAGCAGACCACCGCTCCAAATTTGCGGGATTAGTTTAATGGTAAAACTAAAGGTTTCCAACCTTTCGTCATTGGTTCGATTCCAATATCCCGCTCCACTAATTAATTTAGAAAACTATGGAGTAAGTATGTCTATTACAATTAAAAACCTTGAGAGTGCTTTGGCTGGTGAAAGTCAAGCTCACATCAAGTATCGTTACTTTGCCAAGATTGCTCGTGAAAATGGCCATGAAGAAGTGGCAAAGCACTTTGAACATACCGCAGACCAAGAAATCCTACATGCATGGGGTCATCTTGAATTACTTATCGGTAAACCATCTACAAAAGAATGCTTAGAAAAAGCCATTGAAGGTGAAACATATGAATTCACTACAATGTATCCACAGTTTTATGAAAACGCCGTGTCAGAAAAAAATGCTCAAGCAACACAAGAGTTTGTTGACCAAATGGTAGAATCAAAAGAACATGCGGATGCTTTTAAGAAACATCTAAAAACATTAGACTTAGCAGAAAAACGATTTGCTGCTTTGAGAAAAATAGAAGAACGCCATGCTAATGCTTATAAGAAACAATTGGAGAATCTATAATGACAGCAGAAATATTACACATCTGTATTGTTTGTGGCCATAAACACGATGAAAAAACTGAAGGTAAATGGGAAGAACTACCAGATGATTTTTTGTGTCCAGAATGTGGCTGCGGCAAAGATGAATACTATACGGAACTTTGGCATTCTGTTTGATATATACTATAGCGGGGTAGCTCAGTCTGGTGGAGCGCTGGACTCATAATCCAGAGGCCGTGCGGTTCGAATCCCACCTCCGCAACCAACTTTAAGGAGATAATATGTCAGATGATAAAAAATATCGTGAAGAACAATTACTAAAAGTTCGTAACTTAAAACAAGTAGCTCCTGCTCCTAAAATATCAAAACCAAAGTTTGTTCCTAAAATGACTGTTCAAAGAAAGGCTGGCCGTGGAAGATAAAGATCCAGTTAAAGAACAAGATTCAAAGAACGAAGATGATGAGTTCAAGCGTATAGAGCAAGAACAAAAACAAAGAGAAAAATACAAAGAGCCTAGTGCTTTTATTTGGCCATAGATTCTAATATTTGGCCATAACTTCTAAAGCGGCCAATAATAGAGAACCTATTAAAACAAATGAAAATACAATAATCGGTAATTTGTTCATAATAACCTCAATTAATTAACGTGTGAATGCTCCTGATTCTACTATCATCAGAACCAAACACAAAATTAAAACACCAATAAAAATTAGTGGTTGCTCTCTCATTTATACAACTTAAAGAAATACGTTACTAGAGCAGCTGCTGTCATACACCACCAAAATACTTGTATTTGTTTTTGGCGGTCAACATCCATTAATTTTTCTTCTTCAGAACGCTCTCTTTCCATCTTTAATTTTAGAGCTTCAATTTCAATCCAAGCATTCTTACCGTATTTAGAAATTGCTTGATTTTTGATTTTTTCTACTTCTCTGGCGTGAGCTTTATCTTTTTCATATTTTTCAAAAGCTCTAAATTCAGCCATTGATTGCATATATTCTTGTTGAGCTTTAGCTTGCATTCTTTGGCGATGTTGTTCACGGACTGCGGCTTCCATATCCGCTTGTTGGTCAGATACCACACCACCTAAT